TATAGAATTATCCACTCAACAGAGCTGGCAGATGGGTAGTGTGAAGAAAAAGTTGTAGGTTAGAATTACTCTAAAAAGCATATGGGACCAGAGGCAAAACTCTACCAATATTTTAAGAAAAACACACCCAATATTTCATACACAAGAATAGAAAATACAAGCAGTTTAGGTACGCCAGATGTATTGGCATACAATAAAAATAATACTTTTTTCACAATAGAATTTAAAGTAAGTAAAAGTAAAAAGGTGAGGTTCTCACCGCATCAAATCAGCTTCCATGTAAGGCATCCAAAGAATAGTTTTATCTTAGTCCAGACCCCTGATGCTTGTGGCTTGAAACTTTATGAAGGGTTCAAGATTCGTGAGCTTGTCGCTTGCGGCTTGGAGCTTGACGCTTGTTGCTTGGGGCTTGACGCTTGTTGCTTGAAGCTTGAGAGCTTGTAGCTTCAGGCTCTGCAACCCGCCCACGCGTTGAGTTAGCGGTAGAGTCCTCTGAAGCTTGAAGCTTGGGGCCCGGATCAGGGCGCACGCTAGTGTCGAACCCGTCGGTTGCTTCTTCGCTAATGGCCTGATCCAGTTTATTACGTAGCTTTCGTAATTCTTTATAATACTTTGGATGTCGAAACATTTCAATGTTTACCGTATTTAATAGTTTTTACTTCAGGATCCCAACATTGTCTACAGTCTCTACATTCATTGTCTTGTTGAGCTGCGGGACATGTAGCGCCAGCTGTCACGACCTCCGAAGAGTTAGGCCACGAAGCAGGCGCCCGCTGGTCTACCATGGGCGCGCTAAATCGTATGACTAAATTGTTTGGCTTGTCCTTTAGATGGTCCTTGATCCATGCTTCTCGAGTGGGTAACCAGTGACGCTTTTCCGGTGTTGCCCTGCAAACGCTATAAATTTTTTTAAGGTGATCCAGATCCTGTACATCGCCTGAATCGTGCCATCTAAATACATCTGGCTTTTTAGAATTAATTAAATGCACCATCGCGGTGACCCATTGCGGGCTCTTGATGGCTGCCAGCCTCCTGTATTGTGCATCCTGAACAACCTTGAAGACGTAACAACCTTTGAGCGCATAACAATTGTAACACACTGAGCCCGGGACCTTCTGGAGCTTGCCGCCAGTTTTGCATTCCTTGGCAGGTAAACCTATCGACCAGCCCGGCATCTTTGAAGGCTTGCTCAGACTGCCGCCTATAATTTTTAATGCTTCACTTGTTTTCATAATTCTTTCTCCTATAAACTCCTATAACATTATACAGCTGTTTTGTCAAGCTTGCGGCTTGACGCTTGCAGCTTGCCGCTTGTTGCTTGTAGCCGTTGGCCTGTAACCAGCGCCAGTGATTTATTAAAATTTTGTTATATGGTTCTCCAACTCTTCCGTTTTTAATACCGTTGTTTTTCATAATTCCTTTCTTGCGGCCCTGGCCGCCTCTTCTACTGATCCCAGGTCTTAATCAAGGTTATCCGGAATAGATTAAGACCAGGGATCAGTTCTAGCTGTGCGTGTGTTTGGATCTCTTTCAATCTACTTTACACCACAACCAGAAGTTGTCCCATCTACCAGAGGTAAGTTTTAAACATAATAGATATATCCTATATAATACTTGACAATAATATTGTCAAGTGATAAAAAACATTTATGCAAAAAATAAATACAGAAAGAGGTAGCATGACTAAAGAAAAGAAAATGACACTTAACTCTGATAAGAGAAAAGTGATTGCTGACCAATTTCAATCTTTTTACGAAGATAAAGTAAAAGACAAATTGGTACAAGCAAAAGAACAATATGATCTTATGCGAGAGAAAGCAAAAGAGCAGATTGAGAAAGTTGTAAGATATCATCAACCACAAGAAGATGTTGATACAATTCGTAGAATGAATAATAAGTATGGTAATTCTGGTGGCGAATTGTATGAGGATAATTGTTTCTGGGTACAAAAACCAATCATAAAGGTTGATGATGAGGGTCGAGAGTATAACACAAATGATGAAATCAAAGTTAGATTTGATATGGGTAAAAACTTTGCGAGAGCATATTATCGTGATGAGATGAGAGCAAAAGGTCTTAACCCAGACTTTCGATTATCTATCAATGATGATTACTCAAAAAGAAATCCAAAGTACTATGCTGATGAGAGTGCAGTAAATACTTATTTGGGTTTTAGCAATTCATCTAACGAAGATAAATCTATAATTAAACCTGTTGCAAAGTGGGAAAATGATTTTAAACTTTGGACAATCGGTTCTAGTTATTGTCATTCAAGACAATTTAAAGTTGATGAAAATACTATGCAATTTTTTAAGATGTACAATGCTAGTGCTGACAATGTAATTAGAGAACATGAACAAATGTTTAGTTATGTTGAGGGCAAAATGAAAACTTTAAGATTGGGCTTAAAATCTTATAGATACTTTGACCAAGCAAAAGCACTTGCAGATAAAGTTGGAGTTGTTTTAAATGAAACAATGATGAACGAAAGTTCTAGTTTGGCTTTATCAATTTATAGTCCAGAAAATCTGGCTAGTCTTTTGGAAGATAAAGAGGTCTTAACTAGAGATCAAAAGATCGCTATTGCAAGACAACAAATGCAACAAAGTGTAAATTAACATTTGACAGGGACTATTCTATGATATAGGATAGTCCCAGAAAGAGAGAAATAAATATGACTAAAAACTTTTATATAACTTACTACTCAAACAAAGACAAAAAGCACATTACAAGACGTGGAAAGCATGATGATAAATCAAGATATGGAACATCAAAAAAAGGTGTTGCGTATTATGTTTATTATGACCTAGATGCTCATGGATATAGAACAGCATCTACAAGTTGGAAAGTGAGGCATTAATGATTGGAAGAATGATGATGACCTTAACAGGTTTTATATTAGCAATGTTAGGTGCAATAACTTTCATGAATTCAGACCACCAAGTTTTAGGTTTGTTAATTTGTGTTGGTGGAATTTTTGCAATGCACGAGGGATTGCCAAGACATGAGTGATTATAATTGGTGCCATGGTCCAAAGTGCCATAAACATCACACGCAAGATAGAATAAGAGGTGTCAAAGGTTCTAAGGTTTTGAGGACCAGAAAGATTGCTCAGAATAAATGGAACGCAGGAAATATGTGGTCACACTTTTGTAGTCAAGGTTGTTGGAATGAATTTGCCTTTGCACATTGGGACGAGTTTATAAACTTACACCCAAGGACCGAGGCTCTTGAAACACCGATAGAAATAGAGGTAGAAACTAGAGAAGATTGGTCTGGCAATCCATATAAAACAAAAGTAATAAAAGAAGTTGTTGACAATGCTTGACTTATCCCATATGATCCAGGATATGACAAATACAGAAAGAACAGAAAAAAGATCAAACAGATTCAATGGTGAATCTGTCATGTTAACAAAAGAAGAGGCTAGAATACATGATCAGATTTTTATTGAAGAAGTTGCAGCAACACTAGAAGACTACGAACTTGGCACTGGTGTAAGTAAACATTGGGATAAAATGCGTAAGCACCTAGACTGGTTTATGAAAAACAATGCTAAGGCATACATGGTCTTACTAGATTAACTCTTTATCTCTGGCCCTAACGGGCCAGGGGTCCCAAACGATTTCCAAAATCCAAACGTTTTTAATTTATTAATTTACATATGTACAAAGGGGTCCCACAGGGTACGCATTTATGCTGAGTTTTGTATAGTCAAACCCTTAAAAATCATTATAAGACTAAAAACAACATGTAAAAAAATTTTACAAAAAATTTT